GTAATTTGAGTTGCTTTATTTAATTCTGCTTGTTGTGTAATTCTTGCTAAAAACTTTTGTCTAGGACCATACGCAATTGGTACTTTTATTTCAGATATTACATTTCCAGCACCATCATCATGACGCACATGAATATCATTAAACAGTGTGCCAAAGGCAATAACTGTTTTTCTTATAATTTCGTGATAAAAATAATTCCCTAACATTTTTTTACATTAATAATTCAGATCCACCTGTCATGTTGTGACTGAACTTCGATAACTGATACATTACTTCATGTATAGTTATTAGTTTATGTTCTTTAGTGCGTTTTAATAAAGTTGATGGTTCAACCTTATCGTCAAACCAAGGATCATATTCTATTTTATCTGGTGCTGGATAAGTCATGAAAAACTCCCGAATGGATTTGACTCTGAAAAGTCAATTAATAATTCTGCTTCTGATTCAAATATGTCACCTTCATTGTATTTATCGGTGCTATCTTCCTTGTCAAAATCAGATACACTGAATAATGCTCCTGATGTGAGTCCTTTTACATCCTCTCCATTAAAGAATCCTGTTGTTGTAGTTCCAATTCCAATATTCGAGATTGATAATATTCCAGTATCTGCATCCCAACTCTTAACTCTTGCCTGTGTTCCTGAACGCATTCCTTGAACAATTTCATTGAAGAAGTATGTACCTATTCCACTAATCGTCTCTGGATTAGATATTGTAACTGTAGGTGCTGTTGTGTATGCGGTTCCAGCATTAGATACAAATATTGAATTAACTTGATTAAATCCGCCTATAGGACCTATTGAAGCAATTCCGACTGCCCTGTCCGCAGCAACTCCACCAGGTGGAACAGCAACTGTTACTGTTGGAGCAGTTCCAAATCCAATACCGTTATCTGTCATAATAAATCTAATAACACCTTTCGAGACAGTATCAATAGAGCAAGTAGCAGCAGCACCAGTTCCTCCACCTCCTGATATGGTAATTGATGGTGGAGATGTATAATTAGCACCAGCGTTAGTTAATAATATTTTTTCAATTGATGTAATATTTGTTCTTGTTGTTGTAAATGCAACTGCAGTCGCATTATCCCCCGATTGACCACTAGGTGATGTACTAATCGCAACAGTCGGTGTCCCAGTAAATCCTGAACCGTCATTATTTAAGAAAATTTCACGAATATATCCAGTTCCAATGGATGCAACTGCTGTTGCAGTTCTACCTATTCCCACTAATTTAAGAGTTGCAATAAATCCTTCATCCTGAACTTGAGTATCGATAGCATCGATTGAAGTATCAATAACCTCATCTTCATACTCAAACAATTCACATTTCAATTGATAAACATAATTTTTTCCTAATTGATAAAAAGGATCTTCATGTTCAACAAATTTGACTTCAAATAATCTTTGTCCTAAAGGAAAAAATACTAAATCACCTTCTCTTGGTCTTGATGCCAATTCTATATCATCAGAGGCACTCATGAAAGGTGAAATAAAGTCTTCAAATCTTTCTTTTGATATTGTAAGAGTAACTTCATCTCTTAAACTCATACCAAATTTAGTTAATACATCTCCTGCTCCAGCGTATCCTTCATATGTGTTTACATATGCTTCAATAGAAAAATTATCATCAAATTTAGATGCTTGAACCTCTTCAATAATGGACGCTTTATTTACAAATTTTCTTGGGATATAAGTAACCTCTACTCCAAATATTTTTAGTTGTTCGTTTACTAAGTCTTGTACTAATCTTTGCTCAGCTGAAGAACCTTGTAAAAAATAGGGATTTAATGTCATAGTTCATCACCCTATCATATCAAGAGGAGGAGTCTCAAAGTCTCTTGCCATTCTCTGTTTAAGATCATCTAATTCACGATTTGCATCATCATATATTTCTCTACCATTCATTTCAATACCGCCTGGTAATTTAACTCCTCTAAATTTGATAAGGTTTTGTCCCCACTGTCTTTTTATTAATGCTGTAAGATACAATTTCACAAACGGATCATTATAAACTTGTGTAAATGTATCAGGATCAAGAGCACGAAAACAGTCTATAACAATAAAGTCATCTAATTGTTGTGCTCCCCAATCAATATCTAAATATAATCTATCTTGTCTCTGATTAAATCTTATTTGCTTTTCTGTCGTTAATAAATGATCAATATCTTCTAGATATGTTTTTGTCATTGCATATTGCAATAAATTTATTTAATTAAAATAATATAAATCGTTTAAAAATAATTGATATTTTATACTAAACATTCCACCAGATATTGAACTTGAATCAAACTTGAATATTTTATTGACACCTATAACATGATCTGGAACTGCTATGAAATTTGAGTTTTCATAAAAATTGCTTGTAACTGTTCCATGTCCACTGACATTTGTGGATGTTCCTGTTGTTGTTACAATTCCTACTCCATCTGTTCCTTTTGCTGTTCCTCTATCAATATCATCCTGAGTTATCTTGTACTTAAGAAACATTCTTTCAATACCATTGTAATGACGCTCATTATAGTATTGAATAGTATCATCAACTAAATCATCTACCTGGTCATCATCAACATTAATCTCCAAAACTGGTGCTCCCAGTTTACGAAAACAATAATCGATTAATCCTTGTCTGGTTGATGGTTTTGCCATTATTCACTCTTTGAATTTGCTAGTTGCTCTAAAAGTTCGTTTTTTTCTTTTTCAAAATCATTTTTTAGAGTTTGTAATTTTGCCTCTAATAAAACGTTTTGATTTAATGCTGCTGCTAATTTTGTATGATATATGCTCACTAATACATTAATGTCTACTTCACTGTTTTGCTGCATGTTAGAAAGTTCCTCCATCTAGGGTCGAAGTCCAGTGTGGCTTGTTTACATATGTAGTCGCCAAACTAGATGGTGCTGCGAGGTTAGAAGTGCCTCCACTTTGACCCTCTCTTATCAATGTATTTGAGTTGTTAAATGTTCCCTCAACACCAACTAAAGGAACTGTAGTTGCTGCGTTAACAGCACTTTCGACTACACCAAAAGCATTTGTAGTATCTTGTTTAATAATGTCACCTTGTGCAAGTGTTACGTTGCCAGGCATCGTTAAAACTATTTTTGTAACCGCTGTTAAAACTTGTTTCGAAGTAAGAGTTGGAGATGCAGGGGCATTTGTAGACCTCTGTAATCCTTCACTATCAAACCAAACTACTCCACCTGAACTAAAATTACCTGACTGATAGTAGATACCTTTAATATCTAAGAAACCTTTTGTACCAGAAACAACACTTGCTGATATAGTTGCGTCAGGAACATAAGTCCATCTACGACTATTATCACCGTGCGTTCCATGATTCCCTGTACCAGCAGTGCTAGATGCGATTGAACTATCATCTAATCCAAAGAAACCATCAGTTGAGTTTGCAGTTCCTACACCTACATTGTAAGTAAATCCAAGTCCACGGTCAGTGTTAGTATCTGTTGCATGTACAACTGTTATTTCAGTCTGTGTACTAATTCCAGCGGTGGTTGTACCTTGGAAGGTGAGCATTTTTGCACCACTGTTTATCGCTGTAACAGTCGTAATACCACTTGCAGAGAAACTTGAGTGTAATAGAGTATCATTAACTGCAATACCTGTTACTTGGTCAATTATGACTGTTGAAACACCTGATGCAACTGTCACCATGACAGTTCTCTTACTGGTAGTATCACCAACCATCATGATTGGATCATTAACAGTTGTTTGAGTTGAGTTAACTGTAGTTGTTGTACCATCAACTTGTAAGTTACCTTTGATGATAACATCACCTTCATTACTCAAACCATCTGGAAATGGGTCAATGAATATTTTATTCTCAGAATTACCTAATGATGAAATTACATTATCAGCAATTCTTATCTTACCTAAAACTGACGCTGCTCCACCTGATATTAAATTACCACCAATGGTAAGATTTTTTTCAATACCTACTCCACCCTCAACAATTACAGCACCAGTGTCTTTACTTGTTGATTGTGTATCAATATTAAATCTTACATCAGCACCAGTAAATGTTAGTTGATCTGTGCCATTTTCGTCATATTCTATTTTAGAATCTGCAGCTGCTGTTCCATTTGCTCCTCCACCGAAACCTAAGAAGGTATCGTCAGGTATCATTACCTCACCAGATCCATTCGGATTTAATATTAAATCACCATCTGTATCAGATGAAGATATTGTATTTGCATCTAAAGTAATATTATCTACATTCCATACATCTATTTTTCTACTACTATCAAGTATTGCTACAATACCACCATCACTATTTC